GCACAACTTCTCCACTAGTAAGTCTGGTTACTTCCTTGTTGTTTATAAACGTTGCGCGTTGTGACTCATCGTCTGGCTGTAAGCCAGTTCCAGTTCTCACAAATTCGCTGATTCTAATCCACGCACAACCATCCCATCTATATAGTAATTGTGGTCTATAATCAATGCGTAAAAAGTAAGATCCCATCTGAGGGCTTGGCGGAAAAGAGATACCAACTCCGGTAGGAAACCCGTTAGGCGGTATACCGTTGCCGGTCAGATAACCTGCTGCATAACCAAAAGATCGTGCAGAGGCTCTTCTAATAAACTGAAATCTAGGATCTGCGTCTGCCCGATAGTCCATCGCTTGAGTTGGAACTCCAGTGAATCCCGGATCAAGTAAGTTTTGATCAGCATCAGAGAATGTATTGTCTGTTGTACCGTAAGGTCCACAGACATCACCATAACTTGCAACGGTCAAAATTTTAGTTTTCTCGACAGATCCGCTGCCTGAATCTGTTTTTGAAGCCTCTACTTCGACCATCTCCAAGCTTGTCTGAACAAATTTGTCAATCTTATCGTGTAAGTCTGCTGGATCCATATCAGCAGTCATGTCCCAAATGCTCTTTATTACTTTCTGTGGGATTCGTATTGCTGGACTTGAATTCTTAAATTCAGGATTACGCATTTGAACTACTGGGCACAGTGGATATGTGCCGGGCGGTATAGGTTGAAAGGCGTTAACTCCTATAGGTGGAGCTGGTTGATCCAGCAGGGACGATGGAATACAAAAATCGGCATACGCACCGTAAGTAGGTACGATATATAGTGGTTCTATGTCGTAACCAGAAAGTGGAACTTCTCGCTTTGCTTCTTCCAGAACCGCGTTGTTGATCTCAATGTTCTTTTGATAAGTGGACATGATCTGTGCGAGAGTATCATTTTGCTCTTGCCAGTAGGCTGAATTAGGTGGATTAACTCCTGCAGGTACTTCAGCTATTGATATGTAATTCTTGTCACCATATGAAATCACATATCCTGGAGGATATGTCTTGCTAGGATCCCATTTGCCCAGATAATTGTCTTGATTTGCCGGCTCTTGGAGAATCTGAGAGAATTCCTGAGAGTTGATTAATGGTTCGCACTTGATACGCCATAAATGAGGATACCATGTTTGAGAGAATCCCTCACTGGCAAAGTTGGAGTCCGTTATTTGATAAAATCGTTTTAATGCATACTTGATCGTGTCGTCAAGTGGGTTATAATCAAGCAGGTGAGGTAGTTCAATAACGTCGCCTACCATGAGTTTTCTACCGACAATATCTATCATGTCGTTATAATGTACGACTATGAAAATAACATCCTGTGTGAGAAAAAGGCCAAATTGTGTTAGGTCAAAGTCCAAATTTGTGACGTTATATTGTCCACGCAAGCGATAAATGTTAACATCATAGGTGCGGTCACGGTTTTCTAAAAACAACAGGTCTTGAATATTCAGAGGACTTAGTGCAGAATACTGCGGCTGTGTGAAATCGTTGCTTGCCCCTTCGTTGGTTGGTCCCAAATATTTGTGTATATAGAGATCGGTGCCGCCAACAGTTAACATTTCCGCGATAGTTCTATCGAAAAATCGATAATCGTATTGTTTGTTAGGCCTGTACAGTGATAATCTTGGCATGAAAGTATTTATCGCAAGTCATGCCAGTCCTGATCGAAAAACTTTAACTATTTTTCAAATTTTGGTTGACTTTTGGCTTTTTGATTGATAAGATACTCCCACAGTCGCTAAACAACGAGGATTTCGAAATGTTCGATATCAACGCAATTGAAAGCCCGATTGATCGCATGGGTGTGATTCGCGCACAGATGGCTGATCTTCAGGCCCAGTACGACGCTATTGCCGATTTCTTGAAGAACAGCGGAATCGAAAAGCACGAAGGCTCTCTGTTCGTCGCCCACGTTTCCACTGTGAGCGGACGCTCCGCGCTTGATAGCAAGGCTGCTGAAGCCAAGCTTCGTGAACTTGGTGTCACTAATCGGTGGTTTGCTAATCATCAGAAGGAAGTCAAGGGTTACACTAAAGTGGTTGTCACTGCTCGAAAGTCGGCTTGACAATTATAATAAGTTTCGATACACTAGATATATATTGTTTTCGAAACTTATTATGACAAAAACAGAAATCAGAGAGATTAGACCAAAAGACATTGACGTAAAATACTACGGCGAGGAACCGAATTTCGATGGTGAAATATTGGCTACTCGCTATCAATGGCTTTTAGTCGGCAGTTTTTCCTGGTACAATAGATTTTGCGACAGAACTTCTGCCAAAGAATTCATCTGCGATTATCTAAATTTAAACAATCGCAAGGCAGAAGCAAAACTAGTTCGTGCCATCAGCGATTCAAACTTCCTTACAACTTATGGCTGGTTGGCCAGAGTTTCATGCAGAGGGTTGACGCTTAGTTCCAAACATACGATTGATCTTGATAATGAAATTCAAAGGATATTGACTCTGTCTGATAAAAATCAACCTGTCATCAAGAAAGAAGTCGAAAATCCTTATAAACACAATGTGTATGAGCTGATGCGAGAGCGTACTCTGGAAGTCGGCGGCAATCTAGAAGGATTATGGGACGATTACTTGCAGGATGGGGCAAAGAAGACTCCCACGTTTCCGGTTGTCGATCTGTTGGCCAAAAGCAACATTCTGCCGCATCATGTGCCTATTTTAATTTCTGCTTGGCAATCAAAACTCAACGAATATCATCTAGTTCAGAGTGGTAAAGATGACAGCTTAAACGAGGCCTATGCGAGATTTACCAAAACTCAGATCAAAAATATCATAGGAACTATAGAGCAAATTATCAGTGATTTGAACTCGTATATTTCCGTAAAGAAAGCAGGCAGAAAGCCTCGCACAAAGAAACTCATATCTGTGGATAAGCTGGTACGAAAGCTCAAGTATCAGAAAATCTATAAAGACGAGGCATTAGGATTAAATCTTGTCAGTCTCTCACCTACTAAATTACACGGATGCAGCGAAGCGTGGGCTTACGACACCAAGAAACGTAAGCTATATCACTTTGTTGCAGACGAGTATTCGAAAAGCATTGGCGTCAAAGGTAATACATTAATCGGATTCTGCACAAAACAAAGTGAAATCAAAACGCTAAGAAAACCGGCGGAACAATTAAAAGAAATTATGGGTAGTAAACCATCAGCACGTAAATTCTTCAAAGAGATCAAAGCCGTATCTACTACTCCTAATGGTAAATTTAACTCAAGCATTATCATACTAAAAGCATTCTAAGAGGCAAATATGAAGCAAGTAGACTTAAACAAGTATCAGGCATTCGTGGAAAAAGTAACAAGCACGGAAAGTAATGATCTAACCGCATTCATGGATCGTTTAGATCGTGTGGACGGCAATTGGGAAGCATATGGACCAGATGGCGAATACCTGCACGGTCCAAATATCAATGTACCACTTCTCTTGACTGCTGCGATTGGGCTGGGAAGCGAATCCGGCGAGTTTCAAGAGATCGTAAAGAAAGTATTCTTCCAGGGTAAAAAACTAGATGATGCCACTCACTTCCATTTGAAGCGAGAGTTGGGCGATATCATGTGGTATTGGATTAATGCCTGTCGCTCACTCGATCTAGATCCAAACGCAGTCATTGCTGAGAATGTCAAGAAGCTTGAAGCACGCTATCCCGGCGGACAATTTGATGTGTTCCATAGTGAAAACAGGAGCGCAGGAGATTTATAACTAACGCTCCTGTACACAAACTGATAAATAGTTTGACAGGAATTAGTTATGGCAGCAGATCCACTCAGTACTCCAACCAATGCTAACTTGACTCAACTCAAGGAAGCGATGTTTGACAATATCAGATTTCGTCTAGGCGATGGTATCATAGACCTTGAGTTAGATCCACAGCATTATGAGGCCGCTTACAATTATGCAATAAAGACCTATCGCCAAAGAGCACAAAACTCTACGGTAGAGTCTTATACTCTGATGACAGTCATTCAAAACGTCGATACCTACACTTTACCTAGCGAGTTTATTAACGTTCGATGCTTATATAGACGCACGGTAGGTTTGGAAACTGGACCATCTTCGACTTCATTTGATCCATTCTCAAGTGCTATTCTGAACACCTATCTGTTGAACTACAATTATACCGGCGGTATGGCTACCTACGACTTTTATGCCGGCTACGTCGAACTGGCTGCTCGTATGTTCGGTGGTTATGTTACCTATACATTCAATCCTGTAACCAAAGTACTGCGCGTAGTCCGTGACTTCAAAGGCAGCGGTGAACGTATATTAGTCTGGGCAGACGTACAAAAGCCCGAAACTCAGTTGATACAGGATCCTGGCAGTGGTGTGTGGGTTACCGACTTTACTATGGCTGTTCTTAAGCAAATCATAGGTGAAGCTCGCGAGAAGTTCAGTACGATTGTAGGGCCACAAGGTGGTTCATCCCTAAATGGTACTGCAATGAAGGCCGAAGGTAAGGCT